GCGACAGGTGGCGCAGGTGCGGAACAGGCCCTGCGGCCCGCTGTTCTCCAGCCACTGGTTGAGCAGGTTGCCCAGCTCGTGGCTGGCGGCCTCGCTGCCGGGGCCGGTGCGTACCTTGTGGGTCATTGCTTTGTGCTCCTCAGTTAAAGACGGCCGCCATCACCTCGGCCCGGCCGCCCGGCTTGTTGACCCACACCCGCAGGCTGACGGGCTGGCGCAGGGTTCCCAGGTGCCGCTCGGCCTCCTCCACGGTGGCCGGGGCGTAGTCCCGCTGCCCGCTGTGCTCGTGCCACCAGTGCACGGCCATCTGCCGGCCGCGGTTGCCGTAGTGCTCCAGCAGCACGAAGTCGGTGAACCGCTGGATGCCGCAGAAGTAGTTGGCCTTGAGCATCAGGGGCTTGCCGGGCCGCGAGTGCCGCTGGTAGGTCACGTGATTTACGGTGAACTCGATAACGTTGGGCGGCTCCTCGACGGCTATGACCTCGGCCGTGCTGGCCCGGTCCGTAATCTTAGACTCCGTTTTGAACGGCTCACCGCAGTTGTCACACACGGCGTTTACGATGTGATTCAAACAACCGCACTCTGCACAGAGCTTAACGGGGATCTCGCCCGGTGGCCCTTTACCCTTTCGTTTTGGAATGCGCGGATCATTAATGGGCCCATTTCTCGCCACGTTGCCGGCGAAATCGAGCACCAGTGCTTTGCTGCCCTTGTCGCTGGCCTCCATGGCGGCTAGACGCCCCTCTCGGGTGTCGAGGTCAAAACCATCCGCGTACAGGGGTCGGGTTAGTCTGCCCAGCATCTGCACGTGCGTCACCACGCTGGTCGTTGGTCTCAGGCACACTATGCAGTCCAGCGCCGGGAAGTCAAAACCGGCGATCAGCACGTTAGCATTAATCAGGGCTCGCACCTCGCCGGCCTTGAAGGCGCGTATGGCCTCGTCCCGCTGGGCTCCGGTCAAACCACCGTGCACCACCGCGGCGCTTACGCCGAACTCATCGCGCAGCATGGCGGCCACGGACTCAACGTGCGCCACCCCCGTGGCGAAGATTAACCAGTGGTGCCGGTCCCTCGCCGCTACCATCGTTTCTCGCAAGGCTGCCCTCGTAAGCTCTTCCTTGTTGGCCACCTTTTCCAGCTCGTTGGCTGCAAACTCGCCCGCCCGCACGGTCACCTTAGACACGTCAATTACAGCCTCGGTGCGCATGGGCACTAGGCGGCACAGGTAACCGTCATCAAGCAGGCTGTTAAAGCCGGCCATATTAGTCATGTCTAGAACTATATCCGTAAACAGGCCGCCGTCTGTTATGCGGCCAGACCCCATGCGGTAGGGTGTGGCGGTGAGACCTATGACCCTAAGATTTGGGTTTAGTGCGCGGAAGTAAGCCAGCACCCGCTGGTACTCACTCTCTTCTCTCTCGGGGATCAGGTGCACCTCGTCCACTATAATGAGGTCCTGTCTGCCGAACAGTTTAAGGTTGGCCGCCACGGACTTGGTACCGGCAAACGTCAGGGGCATGTGAGCCACGCGCTGGTTTAGGCCAGCGGAGAACACCCCCACGGGGGCCTGGGGCCACAGGCGGCGCATGGTTGCAGCATTCTGGCCAACTAATTCCTTAACGTGAACCAAATTAAGTATTCTCTGCCCGGGCCACGACGACAACACGCGCCTGCAGAACTCTGCGATAACAAAAGCCTTCCCTGCGCCCGTGGGAAGGGCTACCGCAGGATTCCTGTCGACGTCTGGGTGGCGCATGAAAAATGCGAAAAGCGCATCGATCGCAGCGTCTTGGTACGGCCGACCCTTCATAGCCCAATAAATCCTTTATATTGGTCTCGTCTGTTGTGCTGCTGTTGACCTCTTGTAGCCCACCTACAGTTACCGGGTTCGTAATTACCAAACGGGTTTGGATAACGATCTATAGTGAGTCCATCTGGCCTAATACCCATATCTTCTAAGAAATTTGTAAACGTGTGCCAGCGATCACAAACCACAATCCCTGCGCCACCGTAAATTGGATACGATTCATGACCAGCGTAGTAACAACGATGCATCATACATTGCCACGTAACATAAGTCGGTGATATGGCACCTCGCTTACTGTGACCGTGTATCGTCGACGCTTTGCGGATCCTAACAGACTGTTCTTCACTTTGAAGGCAGCCGCAAGACCTTTGATGCCCTTTGAGCAAGTGACCTCTTGCCACCACGAGACTATTTCCGCAGTCACACTTACAGTGCCAGTGAGCCACCTTCTTGGTATGTGAGAATGACAGCACAACAAGACGCCCAAACCGTAGTCCAGTCATCTCAACACGTGGCATACCCATTAGTGCCCACCTACCAGCAGCACGTCGCCAAACACGTTGCGCACCTCGCCGCCGGCAGGGTGCAGCACGTAGTAGCGGCCGTTCCCCGGGTGCGGCGTCACGCGCCAGCGCAGCCGCGCCTTAAAGTCGCTGCACCAAACGCGCGGGTCCGCGTCGCTGGTCCAGACCACCTGCCGGTCGTTGGCGTAGGTGGGCACGCAGGTGGGTCGGGGCGGGCGCGCGGCTACCTGACCTACGTATTCTTCTACCATTTTTGCGATCTCCCACTTACGGGTGGTCTCTGCAGGGCGCTCAGTAGATAATTTTGAGGGCCGCGTTACACCCGCTAACCAGCTCTATCTGGTTCGTAATCGTAGCCACATACCCCGACGGTAAGACCCACTTACCGTCATCTCTCTGCGTAGCCTTCTGGCTTTGTAAGACCGCTACAGCTGCCGGGTACAGTTGCCTGTAAAGATCATCACACGATATGACTACGGGCGTATCGGTCATTACTACACCTCCTGCAACAGTTGCAACACTGGTTATCACTCGGTATCTTTCATGGCGCGTACTTCTGCCACCGTGGCGAGACGCTTGGTCCCAATAGCAACTAAACGCTCATCTCCCGATGCAATTTGCCGCCTAGCCTGCCATTCGAGCGGGCCGTATCGGTCTGTCTCGATGGCACCGGCCTGGACCGCCAGGGTGCGTTTGGACATAGCGATGTCGAAGTGCACCCACGATGCATTCCGGTGCTTGCCGTGCGATAGCGCGGAATGACCCTGGATCCACTTCCGTTGCACACCGATGCGATCAACCATTGCCAACAGCTCGTCGTCGCTATCGGCCCACAGGTGACACATGACCATGCGGCCAAATGCGTGCGCGGACGGGTCCACATAGCAGGCCATATTTATTAGTCCGTCATTGCCGACCAAGCGTCGCACCCGGCCTTCTGCACGTCCTTGGGTATTTCAGCGCCCCACTTTTCACAAGCCCACGCGGCTCCCGGTTTAGTGGTCACCGCAACGCTGTTGCAGCACGTTCTGCAGCTGCGCGGCATGGGCTCGCCGAAGTGGCAGGGCCCGCGGTAGTCGCAGAACTTGCACAGCTGGTTGGCGGCGCTGCTGGAGATGCGCGGGGGCAGCTTGCGCGCCGCCACGCCGCGGTTGGCCTTCTCCACGGCCATGACGGCCGCCGTCCGGTCGTAGGGCACCACCTGCTCGAACACGCGGTCGTTGTCCTTGCACACGCCCATGTACAGCACGCAGGGCAGGCCCATGTAGTGCATGTACTCCTGGGTCTGGCTGTAGTGCTCGGGCTTGGCCGCGCGTACGTCGTCCGCGTCCGTCAGGTACTTGAACGACTTGGCGTTGTAGGTCTTGAACTCCAGACCGAACCAGGCGCCGGGCGCGTAGGCCGCCATAGGGTCCTCGTCCGGCGACAGGGTGTAGCCCTCGCGCAGGGTGGGCGCGGGCAGGCCGGTGAAGCTGTGCATGCAGTCGGCCCGTATCCGCGCCTTGCCGTCGCTGCTGCCCGCGTGGTGGCCGCCCACATCGGAGAAGGACCACTGCCGCAGCTCCACGCCGGCCAGGGCCGCGCAGGCCACGTGCTCGGGGTACTCGCTGACGTCGACGATGCCGGGCGGCAGCTCGCCGGAGAACATGCCGTCATCCTCGGGCCACTCCATGGCCGCGTAGGTGCCCGTGGCCTCGTGGTAGGTCAGGCGCTGGGCGAACTCTCGCACCTCCATGCCCACCATGCGCAGCCAGGCGCATATGCGGATCTCCTCCAGGTGGCCGCGGTTGAACAGCCGTAGCATGCGCCCCTCGGTCTTCTTGCGCACGGCGTGGCGGAACCCGTAGACCATGGCGCGGTCGCAGGGCTTGCCCACGACGCTGGCGCCCAGGTGCGGGCGGGGGCCCTTCTCGGCGGCCTCCCAGCAGCGGTCGACGGCGGCTACGACTCCGACGTGGGGCATTACTTCTTTCTGCTCTTGCGGGGCTTGGCGGCGGGCTTGAGGGCGCAGCGGCGTCCAATGCTGGGCCGCAGCCTGGGGTCGCCCGAGTCTACAACGGAGGGGCCCACCTCTCGCCAGACCGCGTAGTTTGATGGGCAGGCTACGCCGGGTTTATCCCAAATCTGCTCACACCAAAGCTTGGTTTGACTGGCCTCTGCCATGCTGGATCCCCGGTAGCCAGAGGGTGGCCCGCACCGCACGCGGGCCACCTTGCTTGCTACCGCGGCGTCAGCCCTGCGGCTGGGCCCACGGCGGCGGGGCCTCGGGCTGGGGCGCGTAGCCCGCCTGCGGCTGCCCGCCCTGAGGAGCGCCGGGCTGCGGCTGCGGCTGCTGCTGCTGGTAGGGCTGGCCGCCCTGCGGCTGCGCCTGGCCCTGCGGGGCGCCACCCTGCGGCTGGGCCCAGGCGGGCGCGCCGCCCTGGGGACCCGGCTGCCCGCCCTGGGGGGCGCCACCCTGCGGCCCCGCGGCGTAGTGCTGGTCCGACGTCTGCTGCGCCTGGCCGGGGCCCGGCTGCGGGTTGGGCTGGTACTGCTGGCCGTTGGTGGCCGCGTTGCCCTGTCCGCCGCTGTAGCCGCCGTTGGGCTGGCCGCCGTTGGGCTGGCCGCCGTAGCCCGGCTGCCCGCCACCCTGCGGCGCCGGACCCGGGCCGTGGCTGGCCGCGCCCGGGTTGCCGGGGTCGTTGCCCTGCGCGTCCTTGTAGCCCTTGACCTCGTTGGAGAACTCGCCGGGGCGGTCGTTGCGCTCCACCTTGGCCACCACAGCCTTGAAGGGGATGCCGTGCAGCTGGGCCGTGTCCTGGATGTCGTAGCGCTGCGTCACGTGGCAGATGGCCGAGAGCGTGGCGTAGGCGATGTCCACGGCCTGCTGCGACTTGTTCTTGATGTTGAGCCGGTCGAACAGCTTGCGGTTGTTGAGCGAGGGCTCGGGGTGGCGGATGGTGAGCTCGAACTCGATGTAGGACCCCTGCCCGTCCTTGGTGGGCTTCTCCTGGGTATTGGTGACGGTCACGTCGTAGACGCCGCTGGGCACGGGCTCCAGGCTGGCGTTGGGTGCGACGGTGCGGGATGAGAAGTTGAGGGCGACCATGTTTACTCGTTCTCCGGTTGCTGTGGTGGCCACCCTGCGGGGGCCGGTTGGCGGGTGCGGTCAGCTGGGCCGCACCCCTGTCGCCGCGACGGGTCAGCCCTGCCGCGCGAACCTCTGCTGGATCTTGGCGATGATGTTGCCGAGATGCGGTTGTTCCATGGCGTCCAGGACGCCGCTGCGGTCCTTGGCGTCGTTGGCGAAGTCGGGCTGCGTGCGCAGGTAGCGGTAGCCCTGCACGGGGTCCCGCTCCAGCTGGAAGAGCAGGTCCGGGATGTAGGGCAGGGCCTGGCCCATGCGCTGTCCGGGCAGCATGGGGCCGTTGAGCACCAGGCCGTCGGCCGTCTTGTACCGGTCCTGCTTGGCGCTCATGTAGACGTGCTTGCCCTGCAGGTCCCGGAACTCCTTGAGGGTGCGCAGCAGCTCGTCGTTGTACTCGCCGTACGCCTGCCGGGGGTCCTTCTTGCTCTTGCCCTTGGCGCTGTCCAGTATGGTCTCGGCGATGTCGCTGACGCTGTCCAGGCACAGGGACGCAAACTGCCGGGCCTCGGCGCTGCTGCGCGCCCACTGGTAGGCGTCCTTGAGGTCGCCGATGGTCTTGATCTCGTAGTAGGGCAGCTGGAAGCCCTGCAGGGAGAGCAGGCCGGACTCGGCGGAGAAGATGACGGGCGAGGGCAGGGTGCTGCACAGCACCGTCTTGCCCACGCCGGCCCGGCCGTAGGTAACGATCTTTATGCCGTTCTCCACGGAGAAGTCGCTGGTGCTGCGCAGGCGTATCTGGGCGACCATGCTAGCCGTACCTCACGAGTATGAGAATGAGGACCACGCAGGCTACCAGGGCCGCGGCGGACTCGACCTGGTCCCGGTGGCGCGTGCTGGTGGCGGCCACGGTTACGGCGTAGATGCCGATGACCACGCACACCGCCAGGGCGCAGGCGGAGAAGGGGGCCATCACAGGTACCTCGCCGCGCACAGGGCCAGGGCCAGCAGCAGGCCGCTGACCGCGTATGCGAAGCGCTGTATTCCGGGATGCCGATCTGGGCACTCGTAGCGGAGCTCTCCGCCGCAGGTGGCGACGAACAGGGCCACGAAACCGACCACGGATGAGATGATCAAGGCGAGCACCGGCCTTAACCCCCCTTCTTGGCGTCGACGATCTCCAGCTGCGGCAGGGCCGGCTTGCTGGTCACCACGTCGGCCAGGGCAGCGCGCACCTCGGGGGCCAGGTCGCTCCTGGGGCCCAGGGCGCGCACTACCTCGGCCTCAACCACCTCCAGCTTGGTCTTGAACACCAGGTCGCGCACGGCCTGGGGCAGCACGTTGTCGCCCACCTCGGCCAGCTTGGCCCGGTCCAAGCTGTAGTTGAGCTTGGTGGTGACCTTCAGGTCCTTGCCGTGGCCGATCCCCAGGCGCTGGCTGCCCTTCTCAGGGGCGTTGGGGAAAGCCTGCTCCCGGATCTCGCGGCGCAGGGTTGTCTCCTGGGCCGTCAGGGCGGCGATCTGGTCCTTGAGGCCGTACCAGCGGGTGAGCTTGGACTGCAGGGTCTCGGCGGGGGGCTGGGGGGTCTCGGGTGCCTGGGGCACGGGCGCCGGCTGCGGGGTCTCGGGCGCGGCGACAGGTGGTGTGGGCTGCGTGGGGTCGCCCTGGTTGGGGGCCTGCGGCTGCTGGGCCCAGCTGGGCTGCGGTGTAACCTGTACCATTTTGGGGGTTCCTCGTTCCGCCTGGTGGGCGGGGTGGCGACCCTTGCACCCGACCGGTGCGGGGGTCAACTGCGGCGTGGTGGTCAGCCTAGATGGTCAGCAGCAGGCCGGCGGCGGCGCTCAGCACCAGGGCCGCGCCGTCCAGCCACGCGCACTCGTAGTCGGCCAGGGTCACGGCCAGGGACAGCCCGTAGGCCGCCGTGGCCAGCGTGAAGCCCAGCAGGGCGCGCGTGTGGCACACTAGCCGTATCCGTCGTTATTAAATTTTGCGCGGATCAGCGCAGCATCCTGCACTGACTTAACCTTGTGTGCAGAAACACTCAACGGCTGCAAGTTCGTATAATGCGCGGCCAACGCTACTTCTGCCGGATCTGCTAAGTTGTACAGACCAAGTGCTTTTATATGGTCTATTTCAAACAGCACACCTCTGTCAGCCCACGTCCAACCTAGCTCCCAGTTATTGTGCTGCTCACAATAAGCCATAAAATCTGAGATACTGCATCCCAACAATTTTACGGCAGAACAAGATTTTGATTCCCCACGCAAACACTTGTTAAGCCGATTGCGCAGGGCGGACCCTAGCATAAGCGCAGTATTAGACTGCCTCGTTATTTTAGCACGCTCACTTTGGTTGTGGCGACGCTCGGACTGCCTGCCTTTTTCTGTCTTCTTATACCTAGCCTGCGCGGCCTTGCTCGCAGGCGTAGCATTTCGTTTTTGTCGGTCTTCGCTGCAACAAGCAATACAGTTTCTAGATTTGGAATAACGTGCCGATACGTGACCACGGGCGCAGGGTTTGCCGTTAAAATAGTAAGCAACCCCATCTCGTTGCGCTTGTGATCCAACACGCGGTAAGTTTGCTGTGTCGATCACGAGCACCCCGTTGTCGTTCCACAGTCGACGCACACCTCGCAGGCGCCGTTGCGCTTCATGGACAGGCTGCTGCACTGCGTGCACATGGCCCCGGTGAACCCTTGCTGCTTGGCCGCCGCCACCCTGTCGCCGTGTGGCGACGCGGGCACGGGCTGCAGCATGTGGCTGGCGGCCCCCTGCTGCACCAGGGTCGGCACGCTGCGCGGCGGCGCGGGGTCCTGCCCCGCGCGCACCAGTATGTGCTCCAGGGCCGCCAGCTGCGTGGGCGTAAAGTCGTGCTCGGTCAGGTCCCGCACCGTGCAGGTCTGCTCGATGCCCTCCCCAACGTAGGTGGAGAGCTGCATGCGCAGTCGCAGTATCGACATTAGACCAGGCCCTTCTCGGTTGCCAGCCCCTCGGGCAGCGTTAGGGTGCCCAGGGGTTGCGGGGGTGCCTGGTTTGCCACGGATGGCCGGGGGTCGAACTCGCACCGGGACCTGGGCACCCACACCCTGTGCCCGCACTCGTCGTCCACGAGGTAGGCGGCATCCGTCTGGCGTACCAGGCGCACCTCCACCTCGACCGGGCGGTCCCTGCCGCGGCGGGCGCTCACGGCTGCACCGTGGGGATCGGGGGCGCCGAGTCGTGGGCGGGGTTGTTGATCAGACGGTCCAGCGACTTGTCCTGCTTGACCACCATGGCCATGGTGTCCACACCCAGCTTGTTGAGCTCGTCGCATACTTGGTTGCGGGCTTGGCGCAGGTAACCCATCGCTAGGGACACCACGTGGCTGCTCAGTGGTCCTACGTCGATGCCCGCATCCTGTAAGTCGGACAGGTCAAAGAAGTCGTATCGGTCAAGGCCCAGGGACTTGATCTGGACCCCGTGTACGCGCCTAGCCACACCCGGGGGTGGGTTGTGCGCCGCCCGCTCCAGCTCGCACAGCCGGTCCCACCTGCGCACCAGGTCCAGGGCGCGCTGCAGGTGCTCGGGCTTGACGGGGGCGGCGGGCCTCGGCGCGGGTGCGGACGGTGGCTGCGGCTGGGCCGCCAGCAACGCGGCCACGACCTCCTGCACCTGGCCGTGGCGGTTGGCCGTATCCTCGGCCTGCTCCTCGGGCCCCATGAAAGGGTTGGGGGTGGCCCAGGACAGGGCCATAACGGCCGCGGCCACGGCGCTGGGTAGGTCGGTGGCGGCGCTGGGCGCGCCCCAGGGTTGGTTGTCCGCTGTACGGGGTGGTGACTGGCTCACGGTGAGGTCCCTCGGTTGCCTTTGCTTGACCGGCATAGCGGTGTGGTTGTACCCCGGTCAACCCCGGCACCCGCGGAACCCCTTGATCCACAATGCAGTTTGAAGCAATCCAGGCCGGTATGCCCGCGGGTGCGGCCAACTTTGCATCCGTTCCACAGGAGATGCGGTCCGTACCCCAGTGGGTGGTGTGGCGCGCCGTGCGGTCCCGCCACGACGACCCAAACAAGTTCGGCAAGGAGCCCCTCAACCACCGCAACCTGGCCCTGGGCGCTGTAGACACGCGCAACCCCGCCAACTGGGGCACCTTCGACGAAGTCATGCACTGCTGGCAGCACAACAGCAGCGTGGTATCCGGCGTGGGGTTCGTGCTGACGGCGCAGGACCCGTACCTGTGCTTCGACGTCGACGACGGCGACGAGGTAACGTCAGACCACGCCAGGGCACGGCGACAGGAGTGGATCGAGGACCTGCTGGCCACGGGCAGCTACATGGAGTGGTCGCCCAGCCGCAAGGGCTTCCACGTGTGGCTCAAGGGCACCATGGCCATCGCCGGGCGCCGCATAACCACCATCGCCGTGGAGGTCTACGGCCACAGCCGCTTCATGACCGTGACGGGCTTACCCCTGCCGCAGTCGGGGCCCCAGGTGCTCAACGGCCAGATGATCGTGCGGGCCCTGGGCCTGGACGTGGCCGAGGTCGAGGTCACCGTGCACGACGACCCCGCCAAGCCCACGGATCTGACGGACGCCCAGCTGCTGGCCACCTGCCTGCAGTCGCCCAACTTCGCGCAGCGCTGGCACCGCACGGAGGGGTGGCGAACCCAGGAGAGCCTGGCCTTGGCGCAGGCCAACGGTGCGGAACCACCCGAGGACTGGTCGTCGGGCTACCTGCAGCTGGTGGCCAAGCTGAACCAGTGCACGGGCAGCGTGCAGCAGATGCGCAGGCTGGCGCTGCAGGCGCCCATGGTGCTGCAGAGTCCCCCCAAGCCCGGCGACACGGAGAAGCGCTGGGCCAAGGCTGAGCGGCTGTTCTACACCAACCTGCGGCGGGAGCGCGCCCATGGTGTGCAGGGTGATGCTGCCCGCCAGCTGGACCCCAGCAAGTGCGGGTGGGCGCACGGGGCGCGCGTGGCGCAGGCCGTGCTGGCGGCCTTCCAGGCGCAGCGGGTAGCCGAGCAGCAGGCCCGGGTGACCGAGGCTGAGCGACAGGCAGCAGTGCTGCGACAGCAGCAGGCTGAGTTAGAGAAGCGCAGCAACGAGGGTACGGGCATCGAGGGCCTGTCGGACGTGGCTACCAGGGTGCTGGGCCGCTTCGACAAACTGCTTACCACAGAGCACAATCGGATAACTCCTCCGCCGGGCGTCGGCGGGCTCCTAACCATGGCAGCGGAGAGGGCCAGCAAAGTTCCCTTCATGGTGTACGCCATCCCCTGCACGCTGGCCGTGCTGGGCGGCATGGTGTCTCGGGCCTACCAGCCGGACACGGGCGGGGGCCTCAACATGAACTACGTGCTGTTGGGCAAGACCGCTACGGGCAAGAGCTCCGCAATGCGAGCCTGGTCCAAGTTCATCAAGCAGGCGCAGGCGTACAGCAACGGCCAGCTTAAGAACAGGATTATTCGAAACGGCACGCTCTCCATTCAAGGCATCTACGCGGACTTCATGGAGACACCCGGGGGCACGTGGTTCGTGGACGAGGCCAAGAGCCAGCTGGACAACTTGGTCAACCCAAGCGGAGACGCAGCTGTAGCCTTCCTGGGGTGCTTCAACCAGTTCTACGACGTGGGTGTGCACGACGAGGTGTTCGAGCTACCCAGATCCATGGCCAGCAAGAACGCCGGCTTCAAGCCCATACGCAAGCTTTGCGTCAACACGCTGCTGGGCACCACGCCAGACAGCCTGCAGCTTACAGATGCGGCCATAGCTAACGGATTCATGTCCCGCGTTACCGTAGTGTACTACGACGGTGAGGGTGGCCTGGAGCAAGAGATACCTGACGAGGCGCTACCGCAGAACCTCATGCAGCCGCTTTGCGCCCTCATGGGACAGGCGGACCGGGTAGACGCTGCGTACACGGATGACGACAACAAGCAGATGGGTGGCGTGCTGGCAGCCGGGGCAGCAGCCACGGTGGACACATCCCTGGTGCGAGAACTAGCCTGGCAGCTGAGCCTGGTGTGCCAAAGTATAACCAGGGACGCCAACGGCGACAGGCTGGCGGCCGGGTACGTCATGTTTGCCCGCATACCCCAGAGCGCCATGCGGGTGGCCTGCTGCTTAGCGGCGGCTGACAACCCCTACGCCCCCGTGGTGCGGCCTGAGCACCTACGCTGGGCCTTCGGATACCTGCTGCAGTGCATGGGCGTCATGGCATCCCGCATGGACCAGGGTATCGTGGGTGACAACCGGGGTGACGAAGAGCGGGTGGCAGAACGGGTGCTGCGCAAGATGCTGGCCGAGGGCCGGGCCGCCGGCAAGCCGGGCCTGCCCCTGCGCGAGGTGCACAGGGCCCTGGGGTGCGTGGCACCCTTCCGCACCCACAAGCTGGGCCGCGGCGCCGCCGCCGCCAACTGCATCCAGCGCATGGCCAAGAACGGCTACTTGCGCATCGACCAGGGTGGTGAGGGCCACAAGGGGGAGTACGTTACTCTGCTCTAACTGAGTCTACGTAGGGCAGTTTTAAGGTGTTTACCTAGCTCTGTGGCAGCGACGCCACAGAGCTTTTATTTTGGCTGAGCGGTGGCCCCTGGTGGTGGCACGACACCGCAGGTGGCACCAGCGCATATCGCTAAAAACGCAGCAATTACAAGCACTTAGGCCGCCGGCACCAGCGGCACCAGTGGCACCACACCCCGGGGTGTTAGGGGGTCTCCAAGGGCTCCAAGGGGGTAATTAGCGCGTTCTCTGCTTAGCTGGGTTGACCGTTGGTTAGGCGGTTTATACCATGCACATGCAAGCTGGGGCCAGGTGCCAGGTGCCGCGGTGCCGCCAGCCCTCCTTAATAAAAATAATTGTTGTTATATAAGCATTTAGGAGAGAAAGAGCCCGGCACCAGACGTGCCGCCACCGGCACCATGAGACATTTTTGCAACGACGCAAGAGAGGGCGAGATGTACGACTTGAGAGACCCAAGCAGTTACCAGCCACCCGAGGTTCGCGGGGAGCTGCCGCTAAGCCGGCAAGAGGCCGAGCTGCAGCTTGAAGTGGTCGGAACCTGGCTGTACCTACCGGGCGCCATGGCCAAGCTGGCGGACCCAAGCCTCAACGGTCAGCTGTCAATCGTGGCCAGCGAGGTCGAGTCACGCCGTCCCGTGTGGGGCTGGGCACCCAAGGACTGGGGCAGGCAGGACGTGCTGTACGATCTAAAGCGCGCGGGATCCTTCTCCGCTGCCGTCGAGCACTTTAGGGCCGAGGCCAAGCGCGCCGGCTGGCGGGGCGCCAACGCGGATCGAAAGGCGACGCTGGCTGCCTGCGAGCTAATGCGCACCGTTCCCAACAGCGTGCGAGAGGACGCCAAGCTCTGGCCCGAGAAGGCCAGGCGAGACCTGTCCAAAATCGGCAACACTCAACAGCACGACGTTGCGACTGCGCAGCCCGGCTGGATGCAGACCAGTAGCGGAGCGCGCGGCCCGGCCGAGAAGTACCCGTTTCGAACGCTGCCACTGAACGGCACCTTCAAAGTTTCGCCGGACTCAAGTCGGTGCAGCTGGAAATCTTTTCGGGTGATGTGCGCTTACAAGAGCAGCCTACTGGGCAGAAAGTTTCGCTGCCACAAGCACGACGACGGCACGTTCGAGGTATGGCGCGAGGAGTAGTACTGCGCTACCCTGTCGCCGGATGGGGGTCAGCAACGCGGAGGTGGGCATGAGTTGGGGCAGGGTGCTGGCCATGGCGGCGACCAGGGCCGCGCTGGACCGGGCGTACGACAGGTACCCGGTCTACGGGTGCGACGGGCCGCGGTGGTGGGCCACCGTGCGGCGGCGCCGGCCGGGCAAGCGCAAGGCGTGGCAGCAGGGGACGGGCAAGGCGGGAGGCGGTCGCCGTGGGTGACGTGCTGGTTGTTGACGTGGACCGGGGTTGGCTGGCCCGGCGCCTGGAGCAGCTGTTCGAAGAGCTGTGCGTCGCCGAGGAGCAGCGTATGCACCTGCGACCGGGGTTGCTGGCCTGGCTGCAGCGGCAGGCCGAGGACGATGCGCACCTGGTGGCCGGCACTGGGGCCTACGCGGATGGGACGCTGTTCAGCGGCCTGCTGGGTGACGGAGGGTACATCCTGATCGACGACCCGCACGGCTACCGAGAACCCACGGCCCGGGAGATGGTGCTTGTGCGGGCCAAGCTGCACGCGGAGGACCTGGGGCCGTACGTGCCCGTTGAGCGCAGGTCGCCGCCCGAGCGACCCTGGCTGGACCAGCGGCGGTGCAGGCCGCGTAAGATGCGGCGGTGGGGCAAGGAGAGGCGGTAATGTTGCTCTACGATCGGGAACCCAGGTACGCGCTGTTCGGCGCCGTCAACAAGCGGTCCCCCGGCGAGGAGCCGCAGGCGTCCCAGTTCATCAGCGCGCACCACTCCGTCGCAGGTGCGCAGAACCGCGCCGGGTTCGGCAACGTGCGGGGGGATTCCCTGCGCTGGTACGCCGTGGTGGATCGCGAGAGCGGAGACGTCGTGCTGCGGGGAGATCTTTAATGCGCATAAGCGTTGACGAGCGGTACGCGGGGTACGCCGCGTGGCTGGCCCACGGCGGGCACGGCGTGCGGTGGGGCGTTACGCTGGACGGGGCGGAGGTGCAGCTCTGCCTGGTGGCGGACGAGGAGCTGGGCGAGGTGCTGGTGTACGTGCGAGGAGAGTCCGGGTCGCTGCTGGTCGAGGACGGCAGGGTGGTGACGCGCTGGCTGCGCGGGGTGGTGGTCATTAGTCAGACGGAGGTTTAGGTGCTGAACAAGGTGCTGAGCGGGTTGCTGGCCGGCGCGCTGCTGTTCGTGGCGCTGGCCGTGCTGAGGGCGGCGGTGGCGCTGACGCGGTTGCCGGCGTACCAGGCGCTGGGGTTCTGCCTGCTGCTGGGGCTGACGGCCGGGTTGCTGGTCGTGCGGGGGAGACCGTAGCGGGTGGGTTGCCCCCGCACCGGGTTGGCTGTAGGTGTGTTTCGGGGCGTGGATAGGTCCGCCACCGACGCGTGCGTCGGTGGGTGCGGTTCGAGCCCGCAGGGAAACTCCGCGGTTCGATCCCGCGGCGCCTCGCTTGGTTTGGGAGAGCGGTCGCATGTCGTGGTGGGGCAGGAAGCGCAAGCGGGCGCGCAGGCCGTCTCGGTTGCTCAGCGGTGCGCGGGGCGCGGGCGGCATGGGCTGGTGGGTGTCCTCGGACGAGGAGAACTACCAGGGGCCCTACGACAGTCGAGACGAGGCCGTGCGCACCGCCGTCCGCGAGGGGCTGGGGTCGGGCTTCAACGGCTGCGACGACTGCAGCCGCTTCTACGTGGTGCGGGCCGGGCAGGGCCCCGTGGACATGGCGCCCTACATCGACGCGGACGCCGTGCTGCAGAGCGCCATGGAGGCCATCGACGACGACTACGGCGGCGAGGACGGCCTGGACTGGGACCGCTTCTGGACGTCGGAGCAGGAGCGCCGCCTGGACCGGCTGCTGCGCTGGGCGGTGCGGCTGTGGCAGTGGTGGTACGGGGTGCGGGTCCGGACCTGGCAGTTCACCCGCTGCAGCGCCACGGAGACCTACACGCACGTTGAGGGGTTTGGGCCGTGAGCGTACCATTTTGCATTAGCTGGTTTATTGCCTGTTGCCTGTTC